TTCTTAATGAAACAATTGCTTCTATAAATCCACCTGGACCTTCTGCTAGATGAAATGTTTTACATGATGTTGATGGTAATTCTTTTATTACATTAAAATTATTACATAATTCAATCATTTTATAAAACGACCTTGATAATGGTTTTAATTTACATATAGATTGTTTATAATTAGGAATTATGCTATGTATATATTCATATGGATTAGTATATTTTTTATAATTATCCCATTTATCGCGATTGTTATCAATTTGAACTTTAATATTATTTAAATAAATATTTAAAACTTTATTTATTATTCCAGGGATTTCTTCTTCTGTAAATGTTGGATTTAATTTATGTGAAATATTAAAAATATTAATATTTGGTAATATATAAGCGTTCATAATTATATGTCTAACATAAATATAAAAAAATATTTATGTTATTTAATCATTATATTTAATTGTATGTAATATTCAGAAACGTATGTCTATTTTAATCTTTGTTTACTTTTTTAGGTCTACCTCTTTTTTTAATTGGTGGATTTTCAATTTCACCTGGTATGTTTTCAACAGGCAAAGTAATATCTTCCTGTATGATTAATTTTTTAGGTCTACCTTTCTTTTTAATTAAAGGAATTTGCGTTGGCTGTGGAGGCGGTGGTAGTGCTTCTTTTTCAGCTGACTGTTTTTCAACTAATGGTTGTTGAGTTTGTTCTGCTTCTGCTCGTTTTTCAATATCTTCTATAATTTCTTTTTGTTCAAATTCACCTTCTTTTGTTTCTTCAACTCCACCAAGTTCTTCTTCATCTTCCATTACCAATTTAATACGTTGTTTTAATTTTCTAATTACTTTGCGTACTTTACTTTTATCTTTAATTAACTTCTCAATTGTTTTACTTTCATTTTCAATTTCTTTTTCGTTTTGCTTTGATGTATCTAATAAAGAATTTGCGACCGCTTCGGCATCTACGTTTCTTATTTTTTTATAAATAAAATATCTATTTAAAAATGATATTCTTTTTTCACCCGATGTCATTTTATCAGCTAACCCATAATCATTTGCTTTATTTCTATTTCGACTAATTTCTTGTTCCATTTCATTATAAAGTTCATTAAACATACCGCTTGATGAAGGAACCCCTAATTCTTTAGCTTCTACATCTGTTATTTGTACAAATCCATAATTTTCCATTAATCGTGTCAAATAATTAAAATTAACAAGATATTCTCTAAAAACTTTATTGATTGTTTCTTGATATACATCAATCGCATAACCCACTGATGATATATCGTCGTCAAATGTAATATTATCATACATTTTTTTTACTTCCCAAATTTTACTTTCATCTTGATTAATAACAATACTCTCTCCTACTGATTTATTTGATAAAGCTCTAAAAATAGTTTCACCATCATAGCTTGTAGCAATAAAATAACCGCCCACTTTTGTACATTCGCTTATATTTCTTAAGAAATTTTGTAATGTTAAATTATTTTCAAACATATAATGTAGCGCAAATTGTATTGAGCTGATATCAAATCCATCTTTAGCTTTTCCATATTGTTTATAAACACCCTTTCCTAATAATTTTTCATCCTTAGAACCCTCTCCAAAAATCGCTTTGGTGATTTGTTTACCTTTATCTGTATATATTGCGTCTGTATTACGAATATTGACACTTGAATTGCCATTTACAAATAATCCAGCAGGCATAATTTTGAATTTCTTTCTATAATTTAAATAACGCGCACATACACCATCTAATTTATTTTCAATATTATCTCTCGAAATATCAATTCCAAATACAAATGATAAATTCGCAGATATCCATTTAGGAATGTCTCCTCCTTTACCAACCGCATAATCAATTAAACTATCTCCGCTTCTAGACACTCTCATAATTAGTAATTTTTTAACAAATAGATTATGAAAATCTCTCAACGCTCTTGTTTTTGATACATTCGTTGTTTTATTATAATAAACATCATCATCGCCTAGTTCGTTTGGTATTTCTTCACCAGTAGTAATCATATCTATCGTTACTGGATAATGTATTGAATGCCAATTGTCATTCGCAACATGATATGCGTTTCCATAATTTTTCATTCCCATTCTTAATTCGGCTGTTTTTTCATAACGAATTCTTAAAGGAACCCATCTCCATAATTTTTCATTCGTTTCAACATATTTAAATTCAACAATCATATTATCTTCAATAATTTCATCTTCTTCTGTCATAATTTTTTTATTTCCATTTGAATCGTGTTTCATAATTATATTACATATGCTAGCTTCAGGGTCATAAGGATTTGTAGGGTAAAATCTAACTGGTTTATAACTTTCATCATCATCTACATTTCCATAAGAAGGTATATTATCTTGATAAATATCTTCACATGGATTTAAATAACCATGTTTCTTAGGGTCAAACCCTACTCTTAATAATAATGTTTTATATTGGTCTAATTGTTCATTTGTTGACATATCAATACCACTTTTAAATAAATTAGATACAACATCTTCTCCATTTGGTCCTTTCTTTATGGATACTAAGAAATCAATTGTATTAAACTCTGGCGGTTTCCATTTAAAAGAATGAATCCATGTAACTTTTGTATTTTTTACTTTGTCTGTGTCATTGTCAAACCCGACTCCTTTATCCATAGGGGTAAATATGAGTCCGTCAGTATTATATTCAAATAATTCATCATTTATTTTTTGTAATATTGTTTTACATCCTTGAAAAATATTTTGGCGTTCTGATTCTGTATAAAATGTTTTACATACAACTCTTAAGGGTACATCTGCGTCATTATTCATGACCGATTTTAATCCAATATTTTTTATTACTGAATCTAGTAATGGCAATCTAAAATTTGCTTTAACAATATCAGGTTTAAGAGATACAAATGGAAGCATGCGTTTATCTTTACCATCTAGTATATAAATATCAAAAGCAGCATAAAGATTTATAAAATTACCATATTTATCATGTAAAATATGTTCACCGTCTAATATTACATTTTCAAGAATATTTGATATACATCCTGTAAACTGTACCTTCATATTTGTATCGATTAAATAAACCCTTCTTTTATTATCAATAAACATCAATTTTCTATCTCCATCTGCCTTATCGGTTACTGTATAATTTCTTCTAATATTCGGAAAATTAGCATCTTCATTTATAGGTAAAATATTATTAAGTTGTAATGTAGTAGAAGACGGACCGATAAAATCTCTAGAAAATACTCTCATGTTTTCTTGATAATCTTGTCCCTTTATAATCATCAAATATTGTTTAATAACATTATTTTGTTCTGTATATGATACAGGGTAATTTGTTTGTTGTAAACCAGATAATACATATTTAATTGTTTGTTTTAATAATTTAATTAATTCATTTGAGCTATAATTTTTAATTAATGATTGAACCATTTCAATTTCAATTTCATATATAGGTTCATCGTCAAATACTTCTGAATCAGCAATTGTATATTCGGGTATTTCAATTTGTCTGGCATAAAACCCTTTTTTTATATATTTATCTTGTAATACACCCCTATGAGAACGTTTTACAATGCTTAAATCAACATTAAATGGTATATCATCATGTCTAAATTCTACTCGATTGATATACCTGAATGTTTTTTTAATATCAGCCCATTTATTTATAAGTTCATCTTTTAAAGGAGAACTATCTTTTAAAATATTTTCAGTACTCATCGCAACTCTAAAATTAAAATCATTATATTCAATTGGGCGTATCGCTTCGCCATTTGATTTTTTATATGAATTCTTTTGAACAAAATTACTGGCGTAAAGTATTCCATTTAAAGAGTTTGTCTTACAATATTCTTGTATCATGCGTATTCCATCAATTTCTAAACGAAGTGATGATACTTTATTAATACCAGTAACAGGGTCAATAAACTCAGGATATGCTCTTAATAAATATAATTCTCTATTGATTGAATAACCAACTGATTTTAATTTTTTAATTACATTATCAAAATCTAATTTATCAATACGTTTGATACCCTTTGTTCCAAATCGAACTTCTAATTCTATATTTTTTCTTTTAGTTGCTTCTAATTCAAATTCAGCTAAAGAAATATTAATCATTTCTTTTAACAACACATCATTATGATTCTTATCAGATGAGTTTGATGTATTTGACCTAATTGGTGTATCTTTTTTTCTAGATGATTTATTACTTGCTGAACTCGAGGTTGATTGTTCTGACATCTTATTATATATAATTAAACTATAATATTTAAATTATAGTTCAATTTTTAATTTAATTATAAGGGCATTCGTTTATATAATTTTAATAATATTTTCATATAATTCTTGTTTTATCAATCTTTTATCATCTTTTTTAATAGGAATACTTAATTTATTAGCTATATTTTGTAATTCAGACAATGTATAAGCACTCATTGCCTTTAGTGGATGATTCAAGTTATCTATCTTCCAATAATTGCTTTTATATGATTCTAACATATCATTTGTTATATTAAATGGAATTTTTATATTATCATTGTCATTAATAATTATATTCATTTTATGTGTATCGTCAACATCGTTTGTTAATATTTCATAATATGTCTTTTTCTTAACATATATGATATTTATATTATAAATATAACAAAGAGCAATTAAACCTTTTATTGATATACATGGTTGATTGATAAATTCATCTTGTAATTCATTTAATTTTAATTTTAATGTTTTAAATACATCTTTGTATTCTTTTATTTTTTCAGCTGTCTTAAATTTGAATTCTTTTTCAGTTTTGAATGAAACAGTTTTTATAAATTCATAATTCTCCATTCCATTTAATAAGACATAAAAACACCAAAATAATTTATCTTTTTCATATGGAGAGAAAAAGTCCGATTGTTCTTTTTTGATTACATTATGATTATGTTTATGATTTGTTCCATTTGATTTATTTTGTTTTGATGTATTTGGCGTCTTTTCTAATTTGTAATCTTTTTTGGATGTCGAATATTTATAAATAAATTCATTTGTAAACATATAATCTTGTAGTTCATTAAATACATGATTATAGTTTTGTTCTTGTTTATTTCCTGATGATATCATGATAAACCTTACTATTTATATATAATGGTTGTCTTTATTTCCTTTAAAAAATTTTGTTTCAATAAATGTTTTTTCATTTTCTATAGTCTCAATATTGTTAATCTGATTATCAACATAATCAATATATTTTAACAATTGTTCAAGCGTATTATTATGTAAATACGAAATATTTACAAATACACCATTACTGTTTTCATTTAAAACAATATTTTTATCACTTTTTAAAATTCTAAGGATTTCAATTTGATGATGTTTATTCATATCTTCTATTTTTGTTTTAATTTCATTTATATCTACTTTCATATCTACACTCATTTCTGTTTCATTCATCTCTGCCATTTCAGCCATAGTATTTTTTATATACGTTTAAAAATAAATAAAAAATATTTTTAAATAGATTTAATTTATTATATAAATTACTAATATTTCAAAATAATCATCTAGTATTACTATCAATCTCAATCTTAATCTTCTAAAACTAATCTGGGTTTTTTGAATGTTTTAGCTTGTTTAGGTTCAATTATTTCGGCAATAATAGATATATATTTATCGTTTAATTCATATCGTTGTCCAATAACTCTTATTTTAATTTTATCATTCTCTTTGACACTGGCAAAATAACTTGATTTATAATGATGGTCTCTAGCAATAAACACCTCAATTGGACTTGGCTGTAATTCATATTCTGCTCTTATACCAGCTTTAGTTATATTTTTAGCAATTACATTAATAAGCATTCCTTCAACAGGAGAACATACTAGACATTCAAAAACAACTTCAAATACAACATTATCAGAATTTATCATGCCATTTGAATATGTAAGAATTTTAACGGAACCAGGTTTGATATATCCTTCTACAATACATTTTCCTTCGATTTGTGTAGATATAATTTTTTCCAATACAGGTTTTATATTACTTCCAATATAGGACATAGGTAAAGAAATTCTCTTTGTTATCATACTTGGCATAAATATGCCCAATTCTCTTTTTAGTTTTTTTCCTTCTTTACCAACTTGATTTTTAGCTTCGGTTCCTTTAATGTTTGTAGCAACTTCCATATTTTATTTAAGTATAGATAAAAATCTTTATGTTAATTCAATTTTATAATAAACTTATAAAGTTAATTTTTCAATATTTTTGATAATTGCTTCAACAGGAGTTAAAAACCATCTTTTTCTATTTCTTTTTGTTATATCATAATATCTTAATAAAAATTCCTGTCTTATACACAATTCAAATTGGCTTATTCCTTTTGTATTTTCAGCTGTATATATTTCATCTTCTAATATTTTATTCAATGTTTTGATTGTTTCTATTTTACCAGCTTGGTCACATCTGGCACCCTTGTGTCGCTTAATATTCATAAATTTAACTTTAAATATCAAATAATCATTTTTAAATATTCCAATAAATCCTACCACATTATTTAATGATTCCATATTCAAAACTACATTTTTTATTTCATCTTTGAAATCTTGATAGTCTTCACTTTCAGCATTAACCCATTCTTCTCCATCATAAACCACTAACTGTTGTTTACCGTCTTTTTGTAATAAAAGTCCTTTTTTAGTTCTATACATTAACATTTTATTATCATAATAGTTTTTTATAAATCGGATTGGTTCACTTGATGTAGATATATCAAATCCTGGTTTGTATAAGTAATTTAATAACAAAATATTTTGATTAAAATGTAATGTTTCTATTATATGAGATATCAAAAAATTTATTAAATAATTTCTCTCAACTCCTTCGTGTATCATCTTGTTTATAACAACACTACAAATTTTATACCAATTATCTTCTTTCTTTTGAAGTTCTTGTAATGTCGTCGCAAGTTGAAATTTAATTTCTATTTCTGATATTAAACGATTTAACTCTTGTTCCTCTATAATATCTTTGCCTTTTCCTTCTTCTAAGTCGGGTTTTTGTATGATTGCTTCTGTAATATTTTCAGGTAGTCTAAAGCTCAATTCATTATGTTTATATTGAACTGGTACACTTCGTTCATATATAGAAATATGTTGATTCGATATTTCAATTGGCTGAAAAATATATAAATTATCTATATTTATGACATTACCTAATCTTCCATAAGCATCTACTACATATTCTGTTTTATCTTCAACTAATTGATTTAGAGCAGCATTTATTTGAATAAGCGGATAATCTCTAGTTATATTGATTCTTACTATCAATTCTTGTTTTGTGTAAAAAAACTTTTCTTTGAATAGTTCTTTTAATCTTTGTATAATTCTTTCTGTATTCATTAAAATAAAAGTTTCATTAAATGTATCCAATATAGGCTCTGTTATTTTTTTTTCTTTATTACATCTATATTGACATGATTCCATATAGTCACATACGGATGAATATGGTTTATCACCTACAGCATAATCAATTGTTTTTTTATTAGACAAATGTTGTTCTACGATTTGATTCATATTTTCCTCTGTAAAATTTTGTTGGTCATAATTAAGTATACAATCTGTCGCATTTTCTTTTAATACTCTACTGACTCTACCAATTTGCATTGCTTTTATTTCAGCTAATCTATAAACGTATAAATCAATGGCTTCGTATGTATTGTCATTTAATATGGTTCCATAAAGAAAAATTTGAACATTTCTCTCTTTAAAAGGTAATGATTTGTGACTACAGTTACGAACTGCTCTTCCTATAATTTGTTCAATACGATTCATATTATACCATGGTTCCATTATATGAACTTGTCGAATATTCGTTAAATCTATACCTTCTGAACCAGTCTTGGATATAAGTATTACTTTTATTTCTTCTCCATATATGTTTTCTTTACTAGTTAATGTTTTTATTACATTTATATTATCAGGTGAATACGCAATGTCTCCTGTAATCATAGCATATTTTGCTGGTTTGAACACTCGATTACTAGAAATATCATCGTTTGTTTTAAATTCAATCGCGTCTATCATTTTAGTTGGGGGAGTTTTAAATAAAGATGGTGTACCAAATTTTGTAAAGCCTAAGTTTTCTAATGCCAATGCCACAGGTACTAATCCTCCGTCGATATATTCCGAGAATATCAGGATAATTCCGGTAGAATTTAATACATTATCACATATTGTTTTTATTTTACTACTGTATTTACCAATTTCATTATATGAAAAAATATCACCATATTTATCGCTTTTATATTGAAAATCTTTTTTAGTAGGAGGATTTGTAAGTTCCGTATATTTCATAATTCGATTCATTCCACTACTTCCTATAATATCACTAGCATCGAACGTAATTTCTTCTCCGTTAATGATTCTATCTAATCTATCATCTGGATATATCATATTTAAAGATTGTATTGATTTTTGTAACATTGTATACCCTTTTGTTTCCATATTTTCAAAATTAGGTAATTGGTCATCTTCACCTTCATCTCCTTCTCCCTCTTCACCTTCCATTCTTATTTTTTTTTTCAATAATCCAATAGTATATTCATACCCCTTTTGTTGATATTCTCCTATATTATTAAGATATACATCAATTAATTCTAATGGCTGTATGACAGGTTTACCATTATACTGTAATCTAGGATATGTAATTTTATCTGACTTTAATGAATGGTCAAGAGAGAAATTAGAAGGCCAAATTCTATAAGGAAAAACATATGGATTTTCTCCTCTTATGAATGATATATATCCACGTGATTTTCTCTCTAGTAATTCTCTTCCGATTTCTCTGCCTCTATTATCAATTTTAAAGCTTCCATTACTATTAAAAACATCTTTTATATCTATTATAGGTCGTTTATCATTCATATTCATTAAATTCAATAACCATATAATTTCTTTGTAGCTATTATACATTGGCGTAGCAGATAACAATAAAAGTTTTATATTTTCAACATATTTGATTAATTTTAATAATTCCAAAGCCACACGTTTATTCGTATTATCATCTGTAATTCTAATATTATGTATTTCGTCAATAATAATCAAACGATTTTTGAATTTTTTATCAATTTGTATTTTCATCATTTTCTCTCTTTTTTCATCGGTTAATTCTCCTCTAACTCTAGTATTTTTTTCTATGTAATTTGCGAATTCAATATATCCTAAAAATTTATAAGATGAATTAATAATTTGTTTTATTTGAGAGATTACTTTATCTTTTGTCAAACCTTTCATATTTGTAGGATTGATTTCATTTAAAAACTTATTACCAGTACATGATTTTATATTCCATAAACCATCAATTAGTTTTAATTTATTCTCATCAAATAATTGTAATTTAAAATTTTCTTGAACATTTGGAGATGCTACAATGATAATTTTCTTAGAAATACCCATTTGTTTTGTATATTCTCTCATCTCTTCGGCAACCGTAATTGCTGAACATGTTTTACCAGTTCCTAATCCATGATATAATAATAAACTGTTATACGGTGTTTGAAACGATAAAAAATTTCTTACAAAGATTTGATGAGGAGAGAGTTCAAATTCAGCATTACATAATCGTTCTGCTTCTTCACTTACATTTTTAATTTCACCATTATATTTTGTATCATAAAATTCCTTTCTCTCTGCTATTTTGATATTAAAATTAGGGTCGTTTAAACTTGGATATAAGTATTCAAAGTTTTTGTTCGATTCAATATCAATATTTTCAAAAAGTTCCTTTTTAATTTTAAATTCCTTAAGTTCTACACCTGTAAAAAGATTCTGTTTTAATTCGTTATAATCATCATCTAATATAGTTTGTATATCTTTCGATTTTTCTTCTTCTTCTGTCATTAAAGATAATTTTTGTTTTATTTTTCTGTTTTTTTTCTTTTCATTTACAAACATATTATATATTAACTATATAATCTATATTGATTTAATATTTTATTTACTTTTTCCAAAATAGATAGTTTTTCTAAATTATAAGGTCTAATGACATCACAAGCAGTTTCATAATTCATCCATGCCATTTTATCAACTTCATAATTTTTCCTATTTTCAATCATTTCATTTGTATTATCATTATTCATAAAAGCAACGTAATATTTATGTTTATATGATTTATAATTTGAACCTGTAAAAATTTCTTCATATGGTGTTAAATTTTGTATTACAGAAACCTCATTCGTACAATATCCAGTTTCTTCTTCGAATTCTCTTAAAGCACAATGTAAGTCTTTTTCTTGAAAATTTCGTCTTCCTTTAGGAAATCCCCATTCAGTTTCATTCCAATTTGTAGGGGACTCATCGATTAATTTTTTTAAATTGTATTCTTGATTATTAATAGTAATTCCTAATTTTAAAGATATATATTTGCTTCTTGAAGTTTTTTCATCATCTCTATATTTTACATTTTCATTCTCTCCCCAAAATATTTTCCATAATTCATCAAAATCTTTTTCTAATATTATTTTTTTTTCATAATTTGACATTTCATTTATAATATTAATTAAATAATTTTTATTATATAGAGGATATTTACCTGCTATAAAATCGGAAAATCCTAAACTATGTTTTCTCCTGATTAATAAATATTCTATCATACCATTTATTTTATTTTTTCTAAAAGCAATTATACCGATGCTAGTAATTGGCTGTTTACATTGATGATATATGTGACCATTCTTTCCACAATTATTACAATAGTTACTAGAAGAATTATTAATGAACGTGTTCCCATTAAAATTATTTGTAAAATTACTTGAATTTGAGATTTTCATTTTTATTTGTTATTTTTGTTTTCTTTTTATATCATTTACTTTATACTAATGGAATTAGAACCAAGTGTTTGGGGACCGCATTACTGGTTTGTTTTACATACAATTGCTTTATGTTATCCATTATATCCTAATGATGTTACAAAAAAAAAATATTATGAGTTTATTCAAAATTTACCATTAATGATTCCAGTCCAAAGAATTGGAAATAACTTTAGTCAATTACTGGATACATTTCCTGTAACCCCTTATTTAGACTCACGCGAATCATTTCAAAAATGGATGCATTTCATTCATAATAAAGTAAATCTTAGTTTAGGACTTCCCCAACTTACATTTTCAGAATCAATCGATAAATATTATCATCACTACAAACCAAAAGATTTACTTCAAAGAGAGAAATTAAGGAAAAAGGAAAAATTTATATTTATTTTTTCCATTATTTTATTAATCGCATTTATATGGTTTATTTATAAAAAATAAATATGTATTATATATGGCAAGGAAACAATCTAATAAACGTGTATTGCGTCACAATAACAGTCGAAAGAAACTCGGAGGTGAAGCAATCGCAGCAGGTGGATATGGTTGTGTTTTTAAACCCGCTTTATTATGTAAAGGAAAAACATCAAGAGGTACAGGTGTAAGTAAGGTTTTACTTACAAAAGATGCTAATGAAGAAATTGCTGAAATAACTAAAGTTTCAAGAATATTAAAACGAATAAAAGATTATGATGATTATTTTGTAGGATTAAATCCGACTAGTTGTATATTAGAACCATTAACTTCTGACGATAAAATTAATTTTGATTCTAAATGTGGTAATTTAACAAGACAAGGAATTTATGCTTCAAATGTTAATGCGAATCTAAGTAGATTAAAAAGCATTGATGTACCATATGGTGGTTTAGAAATTGAAAAATTTTTTATGACACATAATCTTACTGGTGATTTATTTTTTAATGTAAATAATTCATTGATTAAATTATTAAAAAATGGTATTATTCCTATGAATCAATTAAAATTATTTCACTTAGATTTAAAAGGTTCTAATATATTAATTGATAATCGTTATAATGCTAGAATTATTGATTGGGGACTTAGCGGAATACAACAAAGTGTATCTACTATTCCTAGTGCGATTAAAAATAGACCGTTTATGTTCAATGGGCCAATTGTAATCAGTGTATTTGAAGATGGGTTTAAATACTTTATTAACTCAAACATAAGAAATATAAAAAATTTATTATTAAATCCTCTTAAATCATTGAATGATATAAGAGAACCAATTAAATATATGTGTAATGAATGGATTACAAGACTCATAAATTATGGGTATGGTGGTCATTACAGCTATATAACAAAAACATTGTTTAAAAATGAATTTAATCTTAATTATACAAAATTTCCATTAATGAATAATACAAATCCTCAAATAAAATATGACGATATAAACGAATATTTATATTTCAATAATTATGTAACAGATGGATTGACTGAAGTAATATTGAAATATACGTCTTTAGATGGTAATTTTGATGATATACGATATTTTAATGAAGTCTATAAACATAATGTAGATATAGTAGGATTTTTATCTACTTATTATGATATATTATTATTTTCTACAAAAAATTCATCTAATAATAAATTATCACAGAACCAAAGTGTAGAATTATCACTTAGTATTAAAAATTTATTACATAAATATATATACGACGTTAAATATCAAGCAAATAAGATTGATATAAATGAATTAATAAAAGATTTGAAATCCTTAAACAAATGTGTACGTGCTGGATATAGCTCCGTTAGTACTCCTAGTCCTGTACTCTCTCCTGTTGCGTTTCGAGCAGTAGGACCATCTGTATCGATTCGTCCTCCATCACCTCCTGTCGTAGTTATTTCGGCAAGAAGAAGTTCATCCTCGTCTGTCCCTTCTCCTGTACCAGGCCCTGCGATGATTCCTCCTCCAAAAAAAACAAGAAAACGAAAAGTAACATGTGATGATGCTAAGAAAGCGTTATGTCTCTCTAAAGGAAAAGTTTGTAATGAAGCATCAGGTAGATGTGTTGCTGTAAAATAATTTTATAATGATAACGCAAATAAAGTGAATTCAATCTCACCGATAAATATAATATAATATAATAATTATAATTATAATATTCAACAATAATAATTATTATAATATAGTATAGTTAATATAAATGAGAGTAGGATTATTAATTTTTATGATAACGTCGTTTTTAATTGCGGATATATATCACGACGGTAAGTATGTAAAATTACTCAAATCTTGGAAAAAGTATTATCAAATGGCATTTATAGGATTTTTAGGATTATCTGCTTATTTATTTATTAGAAAACATCCATCTCAATCAAAAAATTTAATGTTACACGCTAATGAATTAATAAAATATATGCCAATTGATAAGGAAGCAGGAGAACTATTTACGCCTTTATTTGACCTTACAAGTAAAACATCTTTTTCAAATGAATTATTATATAATCAATCCCAATCCCAAAATCAATATCAAATGTCTTCACAAGAAAAAAGATTGATGAATTCTGGTAAAACAGCAACTAAACGTTCTGTTAGTGAAACTAAAAAGAAATATGTAGCTTCTCAACAAGGGTGGAAATGTGGAAAATGTCATAAACAATTACCAGCATGGTTTGAGGTAGACCATACAATACGTTTAGAACATGGTGGAACAAATGAAGTAAGTAATTTGGTAGCATTATGTAGAGATTGTCACGGAGAAAAAACGGCAATGGAAAATCTTTGATATAATTAACATCATTATTTGAAAAACTTTTATAAATTATATGTATATGAGTACTAAACAAATAGGTCAAACAACTAAAGATGTAATTCAAACGAATAATACATCCATAATTGAAAATATAATTCAAAGTGTAAATAAAAATCAATTTACATTTTTTTTTATTATCGTTTTAATATTTTACATTATATTAGCAATAATTATTTTTATTAAAAATCCATATAAAATTGTTACAAGTTACAATACTTATTATATAGTTACATTTCTATTTGGATTATTTTTCCTATTAATGTTATATTTGTTTACAAAAAGAAGAAACGAATTGTATAGTAAAACAGACGCAAAAGCGCCAAGTATATTATCATTTATGATAAAAATAATATCCTCTTTTTTTATATTTGGTATTATAGTATTATTTATTTTTGGTTTTATTTATTTATTTAAAAACGCAACATCTATGGCAAAGGTAATTCTGTATTCACTGAATATATTAATTATAATTGGTTTTATTACAATCAGTTATACTTTAATTAAGCCATTCTTTAAAACACAGATAACAAATCAAAATATAATAGTAAAATTAATAATAGATATTATAACGTATATACCTTGTTTAGTATTATCATTCATTAATTATTTTATACAACAATACAAACTTACTACACGACCTATTTGGATTCTTTTTATTATTCAAATTATTTTAATTGCTTCAAGTTATGTATTACCAAAATTGTTAGATAAAATTATAAATCATGATGCGATTGTCTTGTTAAAACAACCAACATCATTGAGAGAAGAAAATATGATTGGTAATTTTGAAATATTAAATAAAAAAAATTATAGTTCTGATAAAAAGAATTATACATATAATTATGCAATTTCATGTTGGATATATTTAGAGGCCCAACCACAATCTACAAATACCTCGTATTCAGATAAAGCAATTATTTTATCATATGGAGGAAAACCAAATATATATTATAATGGCAGTACAAATGAATTTATGA